CCTAACCACGCATGGACGCAGCGATATAAGGAGCTAGCTAAACGTGACACTTTCACTCGCATGGATGTTATTGAACCAAAGCCAAAGCCACGTCCAGCACGACGACGTAAAGCAACAACCTAACTTTTCACAATCACCATTGCGTGAGTACTGCGTGACGCTATCTAGTGGCGAAGAGCTATACATTCTCGCCGCCGATCTCAAGGACGCTGCTTATGACGCCTTGGAATTGTCCAAAGATACGAATACACAACTAATAGACGTACGACAAAGCAATGAGTGGTAAATCCTACTTTCCAAATAATTGGAGTGAATACGCTAATGCTCCATCTGAAATGTTTGAGCCTTGTTCATTCATCGAAATGATGGAATGGAAGGTCGCAGGGTGGGAGTTACCTAGCAGTGTTGATTGCATCATTCGCACAACACACTTAAAGACTGGCAAGGTCAAAGAATACGTGTACAAGCGTAGACACGCGGCCGAAAACAAGATCAAACAATTAATTACCCAAAAGACACACGAATTCTGCGTTACCACTCATGAATCACAGCATTACATCGGACCACGGCCAATTGATGACGACGGGGACTTTTAACTTCCTTCTCGACACGCTGATGCATGAGATTGAGATGCATGAACACCGTGAAGAAGTTATAACACTTCTCCGCGATCAGGTATCGGACGATACTGAATGAGTTGTTCGCCTTGCTACAACTAAGTGGTGATAACGGTTCCCACATGGTCAAGCGAGTGAACTTCAACATGGCCGATGAATGTCACGCTTTACTCAAAGGAGTATGTGCACTTAAGGGTGTAACTGTTTCTGAGTATGTGTACAACGTCATTGCTGAGGAATTTCGCAGACTTGTGGAATCGGATGAACAAGTACGAAGCATGTTCATGGCAGGTACGTACACCGAAGGGTGCAGGGCGTATCTTCTTAAGCAATCCTTAATTGAGGAATCCAACAACACCAATGATTCGCTTGCCTGATCTCTACGTGACCTTCGATAAAGAATCCTTTTTAGACGTATCTATCCACATCGGTAGATTGCGTATAGAATTATGTGGCACACGTCCATGGCATGTCCGATCCAGTCTCAACACAGTGTACGGACGCACGCATAGAAAAGGTCCATCAAGCCTTTGACCTGCTGATCCTGCTGCAACGTGAGATCCCTGGTCAATTAGTCAGCACCTTCCTGTACATCGCCTCACACGACGGCTGTCACAAACAAGCGTTGGAACAGGAGCTGAACATGACCACTGCATCCTCTAGCCGCAACACTGATTGGCTGAGCGACGGACGCATGGGTATCAAACATGCTGGCCTAGGACTTATCACAAAGGAGAGAGATGGAAGGCGACAAAGACTTCGCCTCACACCTAAGGGTAAAGACCTTATTCGTCACATGAAAACCATCATTTATGGCTAAGCAATTCACCTGGGGTGAAGCCGTAGAGACAACATTACGAACACGACCAACGTGGCGTAATGGATCAGGTCGCAAACCAGCGATCATCAACTGCGGTCACTTCACTCGTCATCAAGGACTGAGCTTTCCTTGCAATCGCATCAACATCACAATCATGGAAGACATTGGTGTTGAGCTTGAGGAAGAGGGGAAGTCTGACGCCACGATCAACCGTGTCACGTCAGCTGTCTCCACTGTGCTCAATCACTGTCATCGACGTGAGCTGTGCAACAAACCTCCCACGTTTACCAAGCGTAAAGAAGATGAAGGACGCAAGACGTTCTTTACCAAGGAACAGGTTGAACAGCTCATCCATGCATCGATTGATCCTTACGACCGCAAGGACGTAGCGGACATTATTGCTGTTGCTGCTTACACAGGTATGCGGCAAGGCGAGCTACTCAAGATCAAGGCAAAAGACTTTGATCTAGGTGCCATGAAGATTCACGTCGGAGGTCGACCTGATGTGAAGACCAAAGCTGGTAATTATCGTTCCATTCCTATCCACAACCGTATCGTCGGCTTGCTGACTGAACGGTTGGAGTACCTCTCACCCAACGTGAAGGTGTTCGGGGATGAATGGAATGACAAGGACCAGTTACTGCGTGCTTTTAAGAAAGTGCGTAAGTATTGCGGTTTCGATGAATCACTTGTGTTTCACAGCCTTCGTCATTCGTTCGCAACGTGGCATGTCGAAGCAGGTACGCACATGCGGACGCTCATGAAGGCCATGGGTCACAAGAAAATCGAGACGACGCTCTCGTACGCCAAGCCTACGGACAAAGCCTTGGAAGAGGCCATGTCTGCGATCTAGGCGTGACTACTGGGTGCGCTGCTACACTCTTCTGGTCGCAAAGGCGACGTTTTCTCAGCGAGTCTCATCGCTGGAATCCCCACGCGGATGTGGCGGAATTGGTAGACGCGCTAGTTTCAGGTTCCTGAGCGTCTAAATTACGCATGTGGATAGGTCAGGTTGAGACGCCTGACCTTCCTTTCACAATCATCAATCCACTCCGGTATAGATCTACATACCGGAACTAGCGTGCATTCTTATTGACAACATTCGAAGACATTGGCGCTCAGATCAAGCTTGAGCGAGAGCAAATCAAACGTGGTTTAGAGAAACTCCACAACAACACAAAACAACTAGAAGATAAAAGCTATGCAAGTGCATCTTTGTATGGGGTTACTTCTATTAGCAAGCTTGTGCCAGATGTGGTTGACCTTATTACTGACACACGGCTAAGAATCACCAAAGGAACAGCAGGAGTCAACTTCAAGGACATATACCCATTCCTTGTACAGCTGGACGCTAAAGCTGCTGCACTGATTAGCTGTAAGGTCACCTTTGACAAGGTGTTCAGCACCAAGCCAAAAGCCAATCAGGTCGCCTTTGTAACTGACGCTATTGGGACTGCAATCGAGAACGAGTGCATGATGTCCCACTACGAAAAGGAAGTTCCTGGCCTGTTACGCAAGATTCAGGAGGATTACTACCACAAGTCCATCGGCACAAATCAAAAGGTCAAGGTCATCAGGACGATGATGAACCGTCATGACGTGCCGCATTGGGAAGCGTGGGGTAGAGGGAATAGGGTCAGGCTTGGTGGCTGGTTACTTGAGTGCGTATGTAGAGCCAGTAATTGGTTCATGGTTGAGATGCGTCAGGAAGGACGTAAACGTCAGAACTACGTAGTCCCTACTCCTGAGTTCATGGCAATCAAGGAAGAGGTCATGACTACTGCTGAGCTGTTTAGTCCGATTGCATGGCCGATGATCACGGCGCCGAAGGACTGGCAACCCGATGGCACAGAGGGTGGCTACATCCTGAATGAAGTCATGAACGGCTATGACATGGTGCGTCGTGGTAACCGGCAGTGTATACAGGGAGAAACCCCGATCGACTTTCTGAACAAGATTCAGAAGGTCGCATACACCTTGAACCCTTTCATTGTTGATGTCGCAAGACACCTTCAAGAGGTGGGTATTCAAGTCGGTAAGTTCATCCCTGTCGTTGATCATCCACTCCCTCCAAAGCCTGTCGATATTGCAGACAACGCTGAATCCCGTAAGGACTACAGACGTAGAGCAGCGGAGGTTATGAACGTCAATGCACAACAATTCAAGCGTTCATGTCGTACACGTATGACAATGAACACTGTTGATGTATTTGAGAAGTACGATAAGTTCTACATTCCGTGGTCATTTGACTACAGAGGTAGAGCTTACCCTATTCCTGCATTCCTTACACCTCAAGATACAGACTTTGGAAAGAGTTTGTTGAGGTTTTATGAGGGGTCAGAGATGACTCCTAATGCTGAGTCATGGTTGTCGTTTCAAGTCAGTACAACTGCTGGTAACGATAAAGAACCTATTGACAAACGTTGGGAGTGGACAAACAACAACCTTAGCCTGATCACAGCTGTAGCTACTGATCCTATTGGTAACCTATCCACATGGGAAGGTATGGATGAGCCTTGGCAATTCCTTGCTGCATGTGATGAGTACTATCACTGTGTAATTAAACGCGATAGACAACACACGTCACTTCCAGTAGCCGTAGATGCAACGTGCAGTGGACTACAAATTCTGGCTTGTCTTGCCAGGGACAAATCCACTGCAAGGCTTGTAAATGTACTGCCAAGTGAAAAGCCTCAGGACGCATACAAGGTCATAGCTGAAGAAGCTAAACCACATGTACCTGAGTGCATCCGTCCTCACATGGACAGGAAAACTACAAAACGTACCGTGATGACGGTGCCATACAACGCCAAACCTTTTAGCAATCGTGGTTACATCCGTGATGCACTTAAGGAGAAAGGCGTTGAAGTTGAGAAAGAGGATCTAACAGCAACAGTTAAAGCTGTAAGGAACGCAATGAACGTTGTTGTTCCTGGTCCTATGCGTGTCATGAAGTGGATTGAATCTGAGGTTGGTAAGGCTATTGATAGAGGTCTTAAAGAACTTAAATGGGTGACACCTTCTGGTTTCGTAGTCACTCAGAAGCTAAACAAGAAAAACGTTGAACGAATCAGGTTGCAATTACTTGGTGAGTGCAACGTGTTCGTAGCTACTGGTGACAAGGATGAAGTCGATAAGAACCACCACAAGAACGCAACAGCGCCCAACCTGATTCATTCACTTGATGCATCTTTACTCCACTTATCTGCAATACGCTTCGACAATCCGATTTCCCTCATACACGACTCGGTTCTTTGTCGTGCTACTGACATGTCTGCTTTATCAGCCATTGTTCGTGAGACATACGTTCATCTTGCAGAGCAAGACTATTTGAAATCTTGGGCTTCACAGATTGGAGCTGAAACAGAACCACCGATTATTGGTGACCTTAACCCGGAATCAGTAATTGAATCACTATACTTTTTTTGTTAATGCCACGAAACACATTTGTAACTGAACAGCCTGTTGTCCTGGAAGGGTATCAAGCTGTAATGAAACCGTCTAAGTTTGGATATTCCCTGATGGCAATCGTCGGTCAGGATATTATTGACAAGCTCGAAGATGACCGGACTGAATCTCTTAAGTGGGCGGAGTCCAAACTGAAGAACCCTAAGCGTTCTGTCCTGAAGCCTGAGCCTTGGGAAGAAGTTGCTGAAGGTCAATACAAGGTCAAGTTCAGCTGGAATGCTGACAACCGTCCTCCCATTGTTGACACTGAAGGGACTCTGATCACTGATGAAAACATTCCCATCTACAGTGGCTCTAAAGTAAAGCTGGCGTTCTATCAGAAGCCTTACATTCTCAAGGATCAAACTACGTATGGCTCTTCTCTTAAGTTGAAGGGTGTACAGATTGTGTCTTTGTCTAGCTCTGCTGGTGTAGACGTTGGTGACATGTCTAATGAAGACGTCACTGCATTGTTTGGTAAGACAGCTGGCTTCAAGGTTTCTGAACCTAATGTCATCCCGGCTGAACCTTCTGCTGTTGATGAGGATGACTTTTGAGTATCACGACTTTGATGAACTTTACGACCACTGGATAAATGGCTTTTCGCTCAGGTCTTGAGGAGAGGGTTGCAGACCTTCTCGTCGAGCTGGGTGTCAAGTACGAATATGAAACACAGAAGATTCCCTATGTGATTGCTCACAACTATAGCCCTGATTTCATCCTACCTAACGGTGTGATCTTGGAATGTAAGGGCTATTGGGATTCTGCTGACCGGCGTAAGATTAAAGAGGTTAAGAAACAGCATCCTGAACTAGATCTACGCATGGTGTTTCAAGCACCCTTCAATACAATCAGCAAGAAATCAAAAACAACGTACGCCAAGTATTGCGATAAACTCAACATACCTTGGACATCGTTTGCAAACATACCCCTTAAGTGGCTCCTGTGAGCGACTCAGAATTTGTAAGACACATACCGTGTCCTCAGTGTGGGTCGTCCGATGCAAACAGTATTTACACGGACGGCCACGAACACTGTCATAAGTGTGGCTATCACACATTCAGTGACAACGACGTTATTCACAATCATCAAGTGCACCATGTCCAACTACAAGGATCAGCCGGAAGACTGCAATCCCGAGGTATTTCAGAAAAGACTTGTGAACTATTCAAAACGTACAAAGATGGTAATGGCCTCTTACGCCACTATTATTTCGATGGCTCTGGCAAAGTTGTCGGCGCAAAAGTAAGGACAAAAGACAAGCAGTTCCGTTGCGAAGGTGAGGTCAAGTCCCTGTTTGGGATGCAAAACTACCGACACAAGACCAGCTCAAAAAGTCAAAAGCTTGTCATCACAGAAGGTGAGATGGATGCTATGTCCGTCTGGGAGTCGCAACCTAATTGGGATGTCGTTTCCATACCTAATGGTTCTCAATCTGCTAAGAAAGCAGTCCAACAAAACTACGAATGGATCAACTACTACGACAAAGTAGTTATCTTTTTCGATAACGATGAAGCAGGCCGTGACGGCGCTAAAGAAGCTGCCGGTGTGTTACCACCTGGCAAGGCTTTCATCGGCTTTCTAGAGCACTACAAGGACGCCTCAGAGGCTTTACAGGC